TTACCTCTTGAATACCCAATCTTCAACTGGGAGTTGTATTGCTTTATCAAACTCATCAACGTTGATCTCGATGAACTGAGACCTAACCTGTGTATAAAGATATCTTTTGATACAAGGTTTTGCCAAGGACTCTAATCTTCTTGAACCTTGTAATAACTGATAACTCAATTTTAGTTTGGTCGTTTCATCAAATAATTTATTATTTTGAAACTTCATCAATTGACCTAATAAAGATTGTCTTTCACCTATACTAAGATAGTGTAGGTTTAAACCAAGAAAACCATCTCCATACATCTCAATTGGAAATGCCATTGGAAACTTATCATACTTTGCTAGTGTCGCCTTCCCTTTCGGGTCATACTTAAAAAAGAATAACTTTCCAATAACAGTATCATCACGACCTCTTTGATCGGATGCTAGTAACAGTTTACGAGCCTTTGGTGACGCAGCATCCAAGGCCTTATCAAATAACCACTTTTGTAGGTCTTTAGATGAATATTTTTCTGCCATAACCTGTATTTATATCACTTTTTGAATAGGTCTGATTCCGTTATAACTCTAAATTCCCATCCTTTGTGACGGCAATAATCTTCTGCGGCCTTCCATTTAGCCTGATTAACTCCGTAAGTCATCACCTCGGTAATATACCTTTTAGTAGTCCTTTGTGGTCTTTTTGGTTCTTGGGTCTGGGCCTTTGGTTTGACCTCTAAAAGCATCTTACGTGTCTCACCGTCTCTCCCAACCGCCTCCACATAAAAGTCCGTAAAGTATCGGTGGAGTTTATTATCTATGGGTGATACATACGGAATGACTATCTCTTCCGACCCCCAACGGACAACATTGGTGTTGGTGTCTAACCAATCCATTACCCTCTTTTCCCATCCAGACCTATATACGATGTTGGTAGGGTCTCCGATATATTTTTTAGGATTCACAGGCTTAAATAAACCTTGCTTGTAGTGTGCCATAAATAGTATCTAGGTATACCGGAGGAATAAATGCCAGGTTTTCTCAATTTATCGTTTCCAGAAGATTTAACATCCGCCAGACAAGGCCATTATATGATTATAATGCCTGTCGGTCGTGGTAATGATAATTCACCACAGGCAGGAATTTCATTGTTTGTTCCTGGAGGTATTAATGGGTCAAATATGGTGTGGGAAACCTCTCACGAATATGTTGACAAGAAAATGGGTTATGTTGTTCCAGGTGCTATTGGTGCAATAGGTGGACTTATACAAACGGTAGCAGGCGCCGCAGGTGGTGCTATAAACTCTAAGGTTGAGGTGCTATATCGTGATACCGCACTACGTAGATTTCAATTTAGTTTTATTATGTCTCCACAATCACCAGAAGAATCAAGACAATTAAAGTTAATAGTTCAAACATTACGACAATATTCTTCTCCAACTCTTGTTGAAGGTACCAGTGATCCACAAACAGGATATATTGGGTCGGTAGGTAATCAAGCAGAGTTTCTAAGCACTGGCGGCCTATACTTATCTCCATCAGAATTTTTAATTCAGTTTTGGTACTTGGATGAAAATGGTACAGCAACTCCAAATGAAAATATACCTAAAATAGGACGTTGTGTTCTTACGGGTATTGATATTAATTATACTCCAACAGGAGAGTGGAGCACCTTTAAAGATGGTGCACCAACATCTGCTATGTTGACAATGGCATTCCAAGAGATGAGAGTTATCAATAGTCAAAACGTTTTGGACGGATACTAATGATCAATAATTTTAAACAAACAAATGTTCCACAGTCATTGTCATTAAACGCATTTAGAGCAGCTTCTGATGCTCTAGGTCAATTTGCAAAAAGTTGCCGATTTGTTGTCAAGATTAATCCTTCAGCAACAATGCTAACATCATTACCAAAAAATGATCTAATTTATATGTGTGAAGCAGCAGAATTTCCAGGTCGTGGTTTTGATGTCACTCAGATTAGATATTATGGCCCAAGTCAGGTGATGCCTAACAATACAATGTATAACACCTGTAATCTACAGTTCCTTTGTCGTTCTGCCAGCACAGAACGAGCATTTTTTGATGATTGGATGGAGTATATTAATCCGACTACATCATTTAATTTTGAATATCCTGTAAATTATTATTGCAACATTCAAATTTTTCAATTTTCTGAATTTGGAGGAAGAAATACTCCATCAAATGCAATTTATGGATGGACATTAAATAAAGCTTGGCCCACATTAGTAGCACCACAACAAGTAACATGGGCAGATCAAGATATTTTAAGATTACAGGTTACATTTGCATATAAGTATTGGGATAGACCAGATTATATAACACCATAATGGAGTGAATAAATTATGTTACCAAAAATTGATGTACCAACATATGAAATTGAGATACCATCAAATAAAGAAAAGATTAAAGTTAGACCATTTAACGTGAAAGAAGAAAAACTTTTGTTAATGGCAATGGAGTCTAAAGACGTAAATGAGATTGTAAATACGGTTAAACAGATTATTAATAACTGTATCATTACTGGTAAAGTTGAGATTGATAAACTACCATTTTTTGATATAGACTTTTTGTTTATATTTCTACGTGCCAAGTCTATTGGTGAAGCAGTTGAGGTAAATCTAACCTGTAACAACGTTCTAGATGATGGTAACACCTGCGGTAATTTTTTTCCTGCTATGATGGATATTGCTAAGTGTGAGGTGGTTTATCCAGAAAAAATCAGTGATGATATTAAGTTGAATGAGAAACAAGGTGTTAAGATGAGGTATCCAAACTATGCTGCTATGAAAAGGGTAGAGTTTGGAAACGAGGTTGATGAAAAGACCAACACCATTGTAAATGCTATTGACTATATTTACGATGCCAAAGGTATGTATTCTTGGAAAGATTATAGTAAAGAGGAACTAAAAGAGTTTGTAGAAACCTTGACAGAAGAAAACTATAACAAGATGATGGAGTTTGTTGATAATTTTCCAACATTTGTGGTTAAAATGGAGGCCGATTGTAATAAATGTGGATATCATCATAATGTGAGGTATACAGATTTCTATGATTTTTTTATGTAGCAATGGGCCATGATAGACTAGAAAACCACTACAAAACTCAATTTGGTTTGATACAGCATCACAAGTGGAGTCTAGACACATTAGAAGCAATGATGCCTTGGGAACGATATATCTATATTGACCTATTACAACAGTTTCTTAAAGATGAAGAACAAAAGGCCAAAGACCGTGAGAATGAGTTGAAAAATAGACTAAATCACGCTAACCGGAAAAAAATGTAATGGCAAATAGGGTTAACAAATCAGTATTTAATAAACTAAAGAAACTAGCATTAAAGCAACGAATGGAAGTTGCCAACGGCCCGTCTGGTGCTACTATGCTTGCTCTATTAACACCTACCCAATTTGCTGAACTATTTCCAAAATATTGGGAAAGAAGAATGCCCGATGTTGGTGGTTTTCGTGATGCTATATCCAAAAAATCTCAACAAAAACAGCAAGACATATTGACTGGACTGGCCCATGGTGGCGGTAGAGGTGGTACTGTCGATGAAGCAGAACAAATTGGCCAACAGATAAGACAAGGTTCTACTGGTGGTGTAAGACCATCTGCTACTACACCAGGCGGGGCACCAAGAACTGAAATAAATCAAACAAATTTTACCAGTGATGCTTTGAAAGCAAGAAAAGCAGCTGAAGGTTATCTTGGTAGGTCAATGACAGATCAAGAATGGAATGATTTAGTGAACGCAACTCATGCTGAAGCAGGTAGTAATCAAACCGAAGTTGGTATGGTTTCAGCATCAATACTTAACCGAGCAAGATTGAAAGGTAAAAGTATTACATCAGTTTTAAATGAACCTAACCAATTTCAGGCTGTAACTGGTACAAGATATTCTCCAGGACCGAGTAAAAATTATACGCAAGGTCCTGGTTCTGGTAAAAGATCAGAATCAATTTTTGGTGCAATTGAAAATATAACACCTAAGGTTTCAAAAAGTCAGACAGATTTTACCTCTAATGATCCAGCAGATTATGGAAAAGGAACCAATCCAAATTATTTGAAACAAGGAAATGTTGTTGGAGGGTCAAGGTTCAATACTGCACCTCCAGACAGTGTTACCTCGGGTGCTACAACACCTCAAAAAGGTGGTCAAGGTGCTGCTACACCTCCTTCTTCTCAGGCAACAAAAGGATCAATTGCTGATAACGTTGCTGAAGGTATGGAGTATGCATATAAAAATACATCAGCAACTAAAAATGCGGAAAAATTTAAAGGTGTGGTTTTTCATGTTACAGGCACACAATCAATACAAGATCAAATGGCGTTTCAGAAAAAAACTGGATATGGTTACCATTATGTTATTGATAAAGATGGTAAAGTATATCAAATGGCTGGTCATGATGACAGACCAAACCAAATTAGAGGTGCCGGTGCGGCCGAAAGAACTAGTAGATTTGATCTAACAAATAACAATGCATTAGGTGTAGGATTCATAACAGGCGGCGGAAAACCTACTCAAGCACAAATTGATGCTGCCCATCGTATTATGCCCGGTCTTTATAAGACACATGGTATACCAACTTATAATGAAGATGGTACTCCTAATTTTCCTGTAGGCCATGGTGAAATACAAGGTAAAGATCCTACAAGAAATGCATTAGGTCCTGGTGGTACTCCAGAAGGAAGAGTTATGGCCGAAAGGTTCAGAACTGATGACTACTGGAAAGATATGAATAATAGAATGAAAAATTTGACAACAGAGACACCTGCTGGGCCATCAGCAGGACCTGCTCCACCTCCACCATCAATGGAAGATAGAACACTAGGTGGTTTTATTAAATCGGGAACAGGTAAAACATCCGAACAAACTGCTCCAGTTTCCACATCAACTGCTACAGTTGTACCTGTGCAAACACCAACACCTGTATGGCATCTTAGTAGAGAGTCCATTGTTGATAACATCTTAGAGGCTCATCCTTCTGCCAGTTTTATATATTCTAGAGAAGATTTATGGAATAAGATTACTTCTGGGTTGGACGAACAAGGTGTAAAATGGAAAAAAACAAAGAGTGGTGCTCAAATTGAAATAAATGAAAGCGATCCTCGTTTTCAAAAAGTTATGCAAGATATGAAAGAGAATGGCCTGGATCAAAATAGATTCCTCAAGAAAGGTGATAAAACTTCACAAGCTGATTCCAATCAAACTGCATCATTATCATCCGCACAATTTCTAGCAAGTAGATATGGCAAAGATGTAAAAAAAGATAGTATGTCTGCATATTCACAGTATGCCTCAATTGATACCGGAACAATGACCGATGCTAATATAACACCAAGATTAGGTCATGCCTCTGCTAAGTATGAATCCGGTAACAGAGGTGTTCATACTATTTCAACCGGTAGAGGTGATAAAGGTGGTGTTTCATATGGTTCTCACCAGTTATCCTCTAGAACAGGAACAATGTCTGAATTCCTTAAATCACCAGAAGGAGCAGATTATAAAAGTAAATTTGGATCCCATAGACCAGGTTCTAAAGCATTTAATAATATCTATTCTAAATTGGCCAAAGAAGATCCATATGGATTTGATGATGCTCAACACGCATTTATTAGAAGAACGCATTATGAACCGTTAAGAGCAAAGGCAGAGAAACTAGGATATAATGTTGAACATCCAAAAGTTCAAGAGGCATTGTATAGTATGTCGGTTCAACATCGTAGGGCCGCCAATAAGATATTAAATCATCCTGACGCACTATCTACCGTAGGTATGGATGCTGATACACAAGTTCATGGATTGTTTGATGTTAGAACAGAAAAGTTTAGTAAGTATAAAAACAGATATGATCAGGAAAGAAAAGACATATTGGCTGTTGCTGAACCAGTTCAACCTTCAATTGAAACTGCACAAGCACAAACACCTCCTGGTGTTTCTTCGCCTGCTACACCACCATCTGTGATTATTCCACAACCTCAGGCAGCACCTCAGCCTCCTTCAACTATGCAGAATATACAAAGAGAATTATTTCCTGGAGGTGGACAACAGGCGCAGGCAGCACCGGTACAAACACCAACGGCAGTACCATCTACACCTAAAACTACACCAACACCTGTCACTGGAACGCCTCCTTCACCTACACCACCGCCTACTGTAGCAACACCACCCGATGCGGCCTCTACTAGTAATTTCCTTCGTTCACAAGGAATACCTGGTGCTTCTGATGGTGGATCATTCGGAGTTAATGGTGATGTTTCTTTCTATCCTATGGATAAAAGAGATAATGTTGCGGCGATTGACACTAAAACACAACAACCTTTATTCACTGCTAGAGGCGGCGAGAGAATAGATGTAACACCATCGCAAAAAGTAAATGGTAATATGGGCCCAACTAGTGATAATATAAGAAGCGAGTTTGATGCCATAAGGCAAGAGTTGGATAGTTTATCTGCTGCTGGCCAGGCATCTCAAATTCAACCTACTACCAGACAAGAACCTAGAAATGATATGCCTAATTTTATTGGCGATCTAGTGAGACAAAATAAAACGGCACCTTTCCATAGTCCATCATTCCAAAGAGCGGTATACCGATCTAAGTTTAGTGAGGATACTTCAAGAGATCCTACAAACAATTATACATTCGGTAACACTAACGCATAAAAAAAA